ACAACGAAGTGTTTGGTATTAAGCGCGTCGGTACTCGTAAGAAGAATGGGGATGTCAAGGTTGATGCCTCATTCTGGAAGGTACTGGACAACGGTGATATTCTCAACCTCAATGGAGAAGATCGTCGTGACACCAATGCGAATATTCGGAGTTATGTGGGAACCTATGAAGACTTTGTGATGACCGCTCTGAGTAGTCAAAACAGTAATGCGTTGTTTATTGATAAGTCCCATTCAGAGCGGAAAGACCTGCTCATTCAGTTTATGGGATTGAATATCTTTGATAAGTTGTTTGATGCCGCTCACGATGAAGCAAAGGAAATCACGGGCATCCTCAAACGGTTTAAGAAGAGTGATGTGACTGACCAGATTGCAGAAACGCATAATAAGTTACAGAAAGTTGAACAGAGTATTCATAGGTACGAACTGCAAAAGGATAACCACGAAGGGAACCTTGAAGATTTGGAAGAAGAATACCGTACCCATCAATCAACCAAGCGTCCCGTACCAGAAGTGTCGGGGAACTTGGACGACCTAGAAGGCGCTCTCAAGAAAACACACCAGCTCCTCAAAAAAGCACAAGAAAATTACGAGTATACCAAGGTCAATTACGAAAAGGCAGTGGAGGAACATACGCAATTTACCAGCGACTTTGAAGCATACGATATGGAGAAGTTGCAGGAGTCGGTTGCCAATTACAATAAGTTAAATGACCTATTGGTGAAGGGGAACGCTGCTCTTCGTGTCGTGAATACCAAGATTGAAGAGAAAGTCAAGTTTAAGAATAAGTTGTCGGGCTACAAGTATAATCCTAACTGTGATGTCTGTGTGGCAAACAATAAGTCCGTCGTGGATGACCTAGCAACAGTCAATACGGAACTAGACGAACTCAATACAAAGCGTCTCATTCAAGAGGACTCCATTACCAAGATTATTGAGGAACTGGAACCCTTGAAGTTGGAAAAGGAAACCTATGATGAAGCAATTACTGCTCAATCACTCATCCAGAAAGTACATCAGACCCAACAACGGTTGACGGTGGAACTGGAATCTGCGGGTATGACCATTGAAAAACATCAGTCCAAGATTACCAGCATTCAAACAGACATTGACAATTACAAGCTGAACGAAGAAAATATTTTGTATAATCAGCAGGTTGATGTGGAACTCAAAGACATTCAAACGAAGATTAATGAAGTGAAACGGCACATTCAGCACGTGGATCGGGAACTTCGGTTGTTGCACGGCGATAGTTCGGTATTGACCGCAAAGAAAAAGGAATTGACGGATAAATTGAAGGAAGCCGAAGAATTGGAAACCACGTATGAAGCATACAACCATTACATGCTCGCAGTAGGTCGTGATGGGGTACCGTATGAATTGATGAGTAAGGCCATTCCAAATATGGAAGCAGAAATTAACGGGATTCTTTCACAAATTGTGGACTTCACGGTGTCGTTGGAAGTGGACGGAAAGAATATCAATGGTAAGTTAAACTATGATTTTGATAGAATCTGGCCTTTGGAAAATTCTTCTGGCATGGAACGATTTGTGAGTAGTTTGGCAATTCGTGTGGCACTTTTGAACGCCAGCAACCTTCCAAAATCCAACATGTTAATTATTGATGAAGGATTTGGGGTATTAGATGCAGAACACATGCATTCCATGCAAACACTGTTTAATTTACTTAAAACCCATTTCGACTTTATACTTATAGTAAGTCACTTGGATACTGCCCGGGATATGGTGGATCACCTCATTGAAATCCGCAAGGAGGATGGGTATTCGCAAATATCGGTATAATAGAGAGAATGGATGGCAAGAACTAGAAAGTCGATACAACCGTTAAATTTATATAAGTACGATGTATTAATTGAGGATCAAGGTCCACGTTCCGACTACTTTAAGATTAGTCAATTTGATGGCTATTTTTATGGTGGTCGTAACGCATTTTTGTTAGCAGGAGCAGGTATACTGAAACCAAATACTAGTATTTTAGTAGAAATATTAAACGTGAATGGTAATACAGTATACAGTGTTCCAGTAACGAACTTTACGGAAGGTAACTCCAGATTAATTCAAACAGAAGTATATTCCGACACACCTATTGGTCCAGGCAAATTAGTGATATTGGGATGTGCAGACACCTACATTGATGGTACGCCAGTTCCAGATATATGGAAAAATAAATACAATGTTCGTTGGATAACTGATATAATTATTTCTCCATTGGTTCGTAATAAAACGCCTATACGATTTGAAAAAGAACCGTCAATTGTCGTGGAAGAAAAATTTTACAAAGCGCCAGAATCAGCAACATTCACGGAAAAAATATATGTTCCCGTGGATGTGGAATTAACTCCTAAATATTTTAATATTTTTCCTAACGGATACCAAATCCGATTGACTGGACCTGGTAACACACGATATTTCTCCGATTACAGTAACGGTATAATTACTGGATCGGCAATGATTTCTCCATCCAATGAATATGCAACTATAGAATTACCAATTACTAAAATTTTAAACTCAACCCGTGCAGAATCAGATGGACGACTTATATACACGGATAAAAACACATTATTATTGGGTGGATTTTTAAGTAACAGTGGCGCGTATAACACAACACTTTTACCATTCGGCTCAACTACTGTATCCGGTAGTATGCAACTCGTGTATAGTAAATTGGATACGGTGTCAACTGGATCCGATATTTCTTTTGCAAAAATACGAATTGTTGATACAAAAACATTGTCCGGTGAAATTAATAAGGTTAGAGTTTCATATAAAGAAAGTACACGACCTGGAGAATATGTAACGTTGTCTGATGTAGACGTGGGTGTTACGGAATTATTCGCAGTGGACAGCGGAAGTAAAATTGTAAGTACAGGGCAATTTAAAGATTTACTAATTAATGATTACTGGTACACTGCTACCATGTCATTACAAAAAACAGACGCTATCCCACAACCACCCATATACTTCAACTCATCGTCACTAATAACTAGCAATTCAATTATAACGCAGTGTTGTGTAGATTTACTTGATTCAATAAATGCAACACCGTTAATATCGGCAAGTACATATTTAAACAATGTTTCATATTTTATTGGGAATAGAACGGAAAATTCGTTGACTTTATTCCCACGTACAGAATATACACTTGCGTTTGATGCGTTTATTACAAAAACTTCAGCATCATTAGAAGTAGACCAAGCAGATTATTCAATGGAAGTATATCTGGTACAACAAGAAAACTCTACGGGTGTAGTACTAACTGCGGATAAACGTGGACAATTAATTGGTACCTTAACACCAAAAACTGGATTTTTAAGACAAAATTTTGAAACTGTAGAATTTAACTTTACACCACAAATATTAAGTACCGGTGAGTTTGGACTCCGATTTGTCGTATACGGTGGATACTGGAATATTGCAAATGTGTCTGTAAAGACTGCACAGGAACCATATTTTAGTCCTGATGAAATTGATATTTTGATTCCAATTGTTAATTACCAAAATACAATTTTACAATTTAGAGCAGAATATCTAGACATCAATAATAATACGGCAGGGACAACTACAATCTCTACGCCGTTGTATGTTACGGGATCTGATAAATATGCAGTGAATGGGTTTCCGTACACGGGTAGTGCCATGATTTCGGGATCACTTGGTATTACTGGATCATTAACAATTACTGGATCCGGTACTTTAATTAATATTGGACCCGCACGATTCACCGGATCAGTTTCAACAACCGATAATCTATTAGTTAATGGAAACGTCGGTATCGGCACAGTTACACCGCAAGGTAAATTACACGTAGTTACCGGATCGTTAGTAAACGCACATTATAATAACCAAGGCGCATTCTTGTTTGAAGCGCAAGAAGCACAGATGCAAGTTATTTCCGATGATAGTGGTAATCACGCATCTAAATTTGTACTATCAACCGTATCTTCATCAACGGTAAATAAGCATTGGATGTTGGATCAGAAAGGACCTGGTTTAGGAAATAGGTTTGATATTTCATACTTTACGTCATCTAACAGTGGTAATATTTTAGCACCGTCTGGCGTAGAAAAGCTTACCATAACTACAAATGGACATGTTGGTATAGGAACTACCACACCTACCGCAACCCTACATGTACAAGGTACAATCTCCTCATCTGGAAATGTAACAGTTGACGGTAACCTAACGGTCTCGGGTCTAGTAACTGCTGCATCACAGTCCATAACATATATTAGTTCATCGCAATTAAATGTTGGAACGAACATCATTACCGTTAACGTTCAAAATCCAACTGTACAATTTGGTGGATTGGCGGTCATTGATTCGGGATCATCACCACAACGTAGTGGATCATTACTATTTGATTCAATAAATGATCAATGGATATTTGTACACCAAAATCAAACATCACCGACATCCTCCGTGTTATTGATGGGTCCACAAACCTATAATAATATTGGAAACGAAACGAATTTAACCAACAACTATTTGTTGAAGTCGGTCAACGCAGAACATGTTGGGGATTCACAAATTTATGATAATGGAACGAATGTTGGCATTGGTACATCAAGTCCCGTTGGCAAGTTAACTGTAAACGGTTATACAGGAGGAACGGTAGGTAGTGCAATTGCCGCTCACCAAAAAAACGTAGTGATAGGTGGAGCATACAATCAACTGTATAATACCAGTGCATCGGTAATGTTTCTCATCGCCGATTACAGTAACGATACTACAGACGATGTATATCCAATATATGTCGAAGATGAAAATAACGTTGTAGACTTTTTCTTACATGCTGGAAATGATCAAACGACTGCTACCAAACGAGCATATTTTGGTGGGAAGGTGGGCATAGGTACCACAAGTCCAAGCTACTCCCTTGAACTGGGCGGAGCAACTGCAAACATTAGAATTGCTCCTTCAACGTTAACAAACAATGCGTTAATTAGATATGCCAATAATGCGGGTAATGCATACGTTGGGTTAGATAATAGTTCTGGTGGATTGGGTGGTGCGTATACATTAAATATGTGGCATGCGGGAGCATACTCTATTGTGTTTGGCACTAATAATACGACACGAGCGGTCATTGACTCTAGTGGTAATGTCGGTATTGGAACCACAAGTCCAAGTTACCCGCTGCAAGTACGAAGAGCCGGTGGAGCAGGGTCACTTGGAATTACGATAGACAATGTGTTCAGTGCTTCGGATAGAACAACAAAATATTTAGCAGTTGCAGATAGTACGTCAGATACTACCGGGCATGTATTTTATGTTAGAAATGGAACTGCAACCGATGTAGCAGTTTTATCGCTTCGGTATGACGGTAATGTCGGCATCGGTACTACAAGCCCTGCACAAAAATTACAAGTTATTGGAAATGCAATTATTGGGGCAAACTCAAATTCATCAGTGGCGGCACGACTGGATATTACCGCAGGTGGCAATGGATATGATTCGGTTATTGATTTCGGATATTATGATACGTTTGATGCAGGTATTTGGAATATTGGAAGAAAGGGAAGTACGGGAGCATTCTTCATTAGTAACTATGGATCTGGTACAGAAGCAAATGTAGTGACGATTAATGCGTCTAACAACGTCGGTATTGGTACCACAAGTCCATCATATAAATTGGACGTTTCAGGAACGATTGGGTTATCTGGATTCCCATTCGCAGTAAAATCTGGAAATTACAATCAAATATACGAACCCGCCGGGAATACTGCAATTTATTTAGGTAATGCCACCGATCCTACGAACTATTACGATAATTCAGTTCATCAATGGCGGAATCGTGGTGGTGGTACAGACTATATGCGTCTTAACAGTGTCGGTAACGTTGGTATCGGAACCACAAACCCACTCCACAGATTACAATTATCCACTGCTGCCAGTATTGCAATCCCACCAGCATACTCTCAAGTGCCATCATCGTGGACTCGTGATGCAGGCGGAATTATTCTAGCAGGATCGGAAACATCAGATGGCAGTAGTGGATGGAGATACGGTTCACGTATCATGACCAAAGATTATGGAGACGGTCTAGGGGTATCATGGGACGTATTGTATAATGGAACATGGACGAATGATGCACTCTTTGTTGGAGGACGTTCTGGTAAACTTGGATATGTTGGAATTGGTTCTACTAATCCTCTTACACCATTATATGTGGTTGGAAATATACAAACAACGACGGGAGTAATTGCGTCAACGTTCTGGACAAATACGGATATTAGAAAATTAAATGCGTCTACCGCGATGAATTTTAGAGATTCTGCGGGTAATATTGAAATGATTATTGATGGATCTGGTAGAGTTGGTATCGGTACAACAAGTCCATCATATAAATTAGATGTAAATGGAGGAGTGCGACTTGCAGATGGTGGAAGTAGACCAACGGTGATAGAAACCGGAGGAATGATATATTCTCAAGGTAATACCGGTGGTTGGGCATTTGGACATCATATAAAGGGTTCTTCCGGAACTGACCGTGGTGGGTTTGGGTTTTACGGTGGAGTAAATGCGTTAACTTATTACTACATCGGACAAGATTATTTATCTCCAACGATGGTCATTCAAAGTGGAAGTTCTGGTAATGTCGGTATTGGAACAATAAGTCCTTCAACAAAACTTCACGTATATACTGGAACGACTTCAAATATTGCAATACTAGAAGGTTCTGCTGGACAATATTTGCAAGGTGGTACTGATGGCGGTGGATTTTATTTAGAGCAAGTTGGAACTACTTCGGGAAATAGAATTCTGCGTATTCAAAATTCAAATGGGTCGGGAACGTATACTCAACTATTTTTACACGGAGCCAATCAAACAATATACACTAGTGCGAATGTTAATTTCGGCATAGGTACCTCAAGTCCATCATATAAATTAGATATTGCTGGAGCAGGAAGCGGCAACGTTGCCGTACGACTTACACCGGATACTGGTATAATTAGATTATACGGATATGATTTGCTCGGGTATAGTAATGGTACTTTGTGGACTATTAGTAATACTACGTACAACGAATTTGTATTAGGAACGAGTTGGGATTGGGATAGATCAATGAGTTTCAAATACACACCAGGCACAACAGGAGCAGCTACCGGTGAACTCATCATAGGCCAACAAAGTAAAAATGATGCCAATTGGACACATGGTATAATTAATTTACAAACAAACGGGACCACCCGAATGTACATCAATTCATCGGGAAAGGTCGGTATAGCAACAACCAGTCCACAGTCAACACTTCATGTAGCAGGAACAGTTGGATATGGCACTATCCGTATAACACCAACGAGTGCAAACGGTGAATCAGCAATGGCGTTTTTCACAGATGTCGCGGGAACGGATACGAATGACGCGTGGGTAGTTGGACATGCAGGATGGGGTCACACTGGTGATTTTGTAATTGGTAATGAAAATAATGGAGCAGGTGGTGATGTTAGACTACTGATAGAAAAAAGTGGTAATGTTGGAATTGGAACAACCAGCCCAGGAGAAAAACTGGAAGTAAATGGTAATATTAAAACCCAAGGTTATGTCATTTTTAAAGATACTAACAATTCCAATACATATGGATTGCGTGGATTGTCGGGAGTTATTACACTAGATGGTGGCGCACAATATCCAACTGCCTGGAATTTTCAGTACGGAAACTCTAGTAATTCGGGAATGTATATTAGTTCTTCTGGATATGTTGGCATCGGAACTACAAGTCCTGGAGTAAAACTAGACGTTAGTGGTGTTATACGATCCCCATCATTAATAGATAGCGATTCAACACGTATAGTAAATCCTGGTGGAGCATATTACGTAAGTTCGGCCGGTACCGAAGTAGGTGCATTTAAGATCAAACTTCCCGTTGCAAAAAATAATTCGTCCACTATGATGCGTATGACAGTACAAATCTATCAATATAGTACTGGTACGTCACACACATTTTTAATTGGGGGATACAATTATGGAGGAGGAGGTTGGTACAACGTATTTGCAACAAATATAACTGACATCGGAGGAAACTATACAGTTAGATTTGGATATGATGGAACGAGTGATTGTATTTGGATCGGTGAAACGAATTCTTCGTGGTATTATCCACAAGTGTTTGTCACGGATTTTCAAATGGGTTATAATGCATATGATACAAGTTGGGCAACGGGATGGACAATCACACGAGTTACCAGTTTTGATACGGTTGAAACTAGTAGAACTGCTGCATATGTTTGGACCAATAATAACGACGGAGCAGGTTCTGGACTAGACGCTGATTTATTAGACGGATATAGTTCAGCAACTTCTGCAACAGGAAATACCATAGCATTGCGTGATGCAAATGGGGATTTAACAAACCGATACAACTTTGCAAGTTATAATAATACCTCGGATGATGTGAGTTCTGGTACTATCACATATATCATGGCAAAGTTTGGAGATAATTATCATCGTTCTGCAACTGCTGCAAAAGTAGCTGCATTTATTAGTGGCCAGTCCATGAATATTGCTGGCAATGCGTCAACCGCAACAACTGCGGTAAACTTATCAACCGATAGAACGAACTGGAGTACTAATGGAACGATAAGTGCGGTGGTTGGACAGTTAGCATGGAAAAATTATGGTAACGGCCACACCATAATTGATGCATCTGCAGGTACTGCTCCGAACGGAACTGCTATAAACAATACAAATTCTACATACGCTTGGACCGGAAATTATCCCACATTGATGGGATGGAATGGATCGGATACATACGGAGTACGAGTAGATTCTGCGAGAGTTGCAGATACTGCGGGAAACATTACCGCATATACCATTAATCAAAATGTAGGATCGGGTAACACACCAACGTTTGCTGGTTTATATATAAGCACGGGCAACACCAGCGCAGCATATCAATACTTTTCAAATAACGGTGGACAATTTTATATAGGAAAAGAAAATTCTGCGGGTAGTGCATTTGGTGTTGATGCATATGCAAATATTTTGTATACTTCTAATACGTACCCCATGATATTTTTAATAAATGGTTCCGAAAAAATGCGTTTGACAAATACCGGAAGACTTGGGATTGGTAACACCAGTCCTTCATTTACACTGGATGCATCAGACAATACGGTTCGCACGGGTCGCATTTATCGGTCATTCCAATCGTATACGGGAACAACTAATAATCTAGTTCGTACATGGGATGGTGTGTTGGTTGCAGGATCCGATAGTGGTGGAGCAGAAACATACACCATCATTGACACGGGTGTTCCACAAGACAGTTACATGATGGGTGGGTTTACGATTGATTGGTTTGAAGACTATGGTTCAACCAATGCAAAAACACAAATTAAACTGGGCGGTTACTGGAATGCAGAAAGCAACGGTGGATTTCAGGGATGGGAATATACGTCTACGAATCCCGATATACGTCCTACAATACAAATTGCACGAAATAGTAGCACAGGAAATACCGCATTTATATTGAGTCATTTTGGGGCAAGTTATGCAATTATCATGGCCCGTGATTTATGGCTCGGATATAATAGTGGTGCCGAGACATATGGAAGCGGGTGGACTATACAACAAGTAAGTTCAACGTCTGGATACACGAATTTTGATACGGTAGTTCCACGTATTGCGCCATCACCAACCGGCACAGGTGCATCCGGAACATGGGGAATTAGTATTTCTGGCAACGCAGCAAATATTACTGCATACACCATTAATCAAAGTGTGGGAACTGGTAATAGTCCAACATTTGCTGGATTAACCATAAATGGATCAAATTCTGCAAAGATTGCGCTTGTTGCCGGTAGTTCAAAGGGCGTACGATTAGGAGCCGATGGTAGCTATGGATATGTTGAAGCGGTAGATAACACTGGAGTGGCAAGTTATCAGCCTATGTATTTTGGTGGATCTGTTATAAACTTTGCCATAGCCGGATCAATAAAAGCATACATGGATGCAAGCGGTAATTTGGGAATTGGTACAACAAGCCCAGCTGCAAAACTTCATGTGGTTGGTGATATCGTAGCAACTGGCAATATCACGGCATACTACTCTTCGGATAGAAGATTAAAGAAAAATATCAGTCTATTGACTAATGCGTTGGATAAACTTTCCAAAATCAGTGGCGTGGAATTTGACTGGACCGATGAATATATTAAAACACATGGTGGAGAAGATGGATATTTTATCCGACGCCATGATGTCGGTGTAATTGCTCAAGAAATTCAAGACGTTCTACCCGAAGTTGTAGCAGAAAAAATAGACGGATATCTCGGAGTTCGTTATGAAAAAGTGGTCCCGTTATTGATCCAAGCAATCAAGGAACAACAACTACAAATTGAAGAATTAAAAAAAACAATTAGTAAACTAGATGTTATATGACACTAAATAGTTCAGGACAAATTAGTATGGGTGGATCTACTACTGGACAATCTATTAATTTGGAGTTAGGACAAAGTGCAACTGCACAAGTTTCACTAAATGACGGGGGACTTCGTTCACTCGCAGGAGTTCCTTCCGGTCAAATTAGTCTAAACAATTTTTGGGGAAAAGCCTTTGAAAATAAAGTGTATGTCGGATTTACGGAAACCTGGACAGGCGACGGTTTTGGTTTACAACGTCAACCTGGAGACTTGGTTATTGGTTATGTAGTTAGGTCTTACGGTGGAAGTGCGGCATTTAATATGAATAATCCGAATTTTCAATATTTACCCGGTGCTATAGATTTACAACATTATACTTCATTACCCGAATATCCGTGGTACGTGTCTCTTTGGATTAATGTCATATATGGGTTTATAACAGAACAAAACGAAACATTCCCAGCACCAGCGGGTGGTTTTAGCGGTGCTGGGTATTATGTGTTTAGAAACGTAGGAACTCCAAATGTTAACCAAGTAATTAATACAAGAACAACTTCAATGGACGGAAACTTTGCAGTATCTGGATTATCTGGAACATATGGCGGGGCTCGATGGGGGTTAGTGATTGGTTTAACCGATCTTAATTTTTATCAAGGATACGCATACAGTCCAAATATTACTACCGGATTTAAAGCACCAATAACTACTAATAACAACATAATTTATAGTTATGTAGCACAGGCATCTAATGGGGGAAGTACTAGTAATATGGTTTTTTACAATGAAGTGTATAACGAAGAATTTCAAGAGAATGTTACGGTTGAAACAACAGGAACATACAGTTTCCTTACTGCAGCAATTAACATACCACCCGTATGATTTTGTTTCATAGATTAATAGAATTCTTTTCTATATTTAAAAGTAAAACCTAAAAAATTAAATGGACAATTTAAAGTAGGACTCCGTTGGTCGGGAAATCCAGAATTTGAACATCAACAACATAGAAGGTTTGATCCCAAATTAATGTTAGATTTGGCAGATATCCCAGGGGTTACCTTTTACTCGTTACAAAGAGATCATGACTTATTTGACGTATCATTTACTGATTTACGTCATAAAATGAAGACGTGGGAAGATACGGCACGTGTTTTAGCGGGACTGGATTTGGTGATTACCTCGGATACATCAGTTGCACATTGCTCTGCCGCTCTTGGTATAGAAACATGGATTATTGTTCCAATATTACCGTATTATCCGTGGGCCTTGCCTGGAAATTGTACGTCGTGGTATGATAGTGTAAAATTGTATAGACAATCAACTTATGGTAATTGGGACGCACCGTTTGAACAAATTAAAAAAGATTTACAAGACAAAATAAACAACGCACCGTGATTTTTTATTGTTAGACATGATGAGTTATATATATAGACGTACAACTCTTAATTTTACGGAGGTTTTATGAAGTTACGGAATGAACAAATTTTAAATGTATTTACGGGTCTAAACTCACTAGGTAATGAAAAGTTCGCAGCAAAATTAGCATGGAAGATTTCTACTGCACGCGGTGCGTTGACCCCGTTTGTTGAGTCATTGGAAAAGACGATGGTTGAGGTACGTGCCAAGTATGCGGTGAAGGACGAAGAAGGAAAGATTGTTCCTGCTGTAGGAGAAAATGGATTACCAATTGAGGGTACAATGCAAGTAGCAAAAGAAAATGTGATATTACTTAATCAAGAATTAACAGAATTACTCAGTATTGAAACTGAAGTGGAAAACGTCAGTTTATCCATCAACGACTTCCCAGATACATTGGAAATCTCACCAAATGCATTGGCAGCACTCCAACCAATCCTTCACGATTAAACATATTTGACTATTGGGTAGATATTTATAAGAAGTTCAAATATTTACCCAATATCATTTATGAATATTGAATCATTATTATACGAAGCGCTCCAACTCCCGTCAACTAACCGAGCCCATATTAATGCGCTGCGGTACATTTTACATAAAGAAGTTTCCGTTGATTTAAAGTTCTTAGCGGCACAGTCCCTAACGGAAATTCATAATCAATATAATTGGTGGATAACAGAACGGGGGTTGGACGAATCGTGCATTGTGGGACCAAACGATAGTGCCGCAACCGTCCGTAAAAAATGTAAAAAAGCGTTCAAACATGGGGAGAAGGTGTACCCCATGCACTGGATTTATGCTGTCTCTGGCTCCCCTATGGCGTCTGGATTGGGGGAAGAACACAATCCCTACGATTCTCCAGACTATGCCTTAAACGGGTTCACGGGAACGTTTAAAAAGAAACAAGACCCAGAAGATAAAGAAACGTTAACTCGTCGATTTGCGGATTTAGACCCGATAGAAGAAGAAAAATCCAGTACGGAACGAGTTAGAAGATATTATAAAAGACATCCCGAAAAGGTCCGTAAATATTTGAAAGATACGGTCAAGGATCGTGTTGCTCGTAATCGGGACCGGGCAAAGGCTATCAAAAAACATGGTAAAGAAAAGATGAAGAACCATGACGTGCACCATCCGAACGGACCACAAAACGGTGGGGCACGATTGGCTAAAAAAGATCATGGACGGGATAAGGTGAATGAAGAATACTCACCAGATGTCATTTCTAGTACGATTCAAGAGTTTGTGAATTTTGCCGTACAAAAACTTCAATTACAAACTCTTCCTACCGTTACTATTATCCCATCATCTGACCATATGACGAGTTTGGGATATTATGATCCCATGACGAAGCAAATCAATGTAGTCGTAGAAGGAAGATTACTAGCAGATATTTTACGGACACTTGCCCACGAATTAGCACATAGAAAACAAGACGAATTGGGATTGATTACCAACCCAATGATTGATGGTGCAACGGGATCTCCCATAGAAAATAACGCAAACGCAATTGCAGGAATTCTACTCCGTCAATATGGTCAAAGTAATCCTCGTATATTCATGACCGAAGGATTGTTGATGGAAGGTGGTGCACATGGACATCTAGCACATCCATTTGAAGACACAGATTTATCGTTTGATGACTTTGATGAAATGATTAGTCGGTCGTTAGTGGGTAATTTAGAAAAGGAAGGACCGGTCGTAGAAAAAATGGACGGTCAAAATATTGCGTTCACTGTTCGTGATGGAAAGGTTGTATTTGCACGAAACAAAGGACATGTAAAAAATCGTGCAGAAAAAGCACTATCAGCAGAAGAATTAGCCAAAATGTTTGCAGGTCGTGGGGAAATCTCCGATGCATTTGCTAAAGCAGCAGAAGATATTGAAGTGGCAATGAGTAAACTGTCACCTGAAGAAATTGAACAAGTATTTGGAGACGGTAGACGAGTGATGAGTACCGAAATTATTTACCCGGGCACTCGTAACGTAATTCCATATGACAAGACGGTGTTGGTATTTCATGGTACATTGGAACATGATGATGATGGCGAAAAAGTCGGTGTTCAAAACACTGAAAATGGACAAATTATTGCTAATGCCGTAACTAAAGCAAACGCAGATAAACAACGTACGTTTGGTATTTCGGGTCCACGAACAGTTGCTATTTCGGATCAAGTCACTGAAGAAATGCAGCAAGTATACACTCGATTATCACAAAAATTAGAAGATCTTCGTGCGCAATATAATTTAAAACCATCTGCTACGTTACACGATTATTTGGAAGAATGGTGGAACGAACAATTAACCGAAATAGAAAGTCAACAAGGATTTAAGTTCACCAATCAAGAACGTGCTGGACTTATTGCTCGTTGGATTGATAACGATAAAAAGTTTGGAGTAAAAAATCTATCCGATGAAAAGAAAGAATGGTTTAGAGAATTTGAAAAGAATGATCTAACACCAATGCTAAAACAATCCGTGAAACCTGTTGAGCAAGTATTTTTAACCGCAGGTGTATATGCATTAAAACGTGTTGTAGAGTTTCTATCGGCAAATAATCCTGCAATGGCAGAAGAATTGAAAAAACAATTTGTAGATAGTATACGTGGTATACAACAAGCGGGTGGTCCTGGAAAATTACAGAAATTAGAATATGAACTAGCTAGATTAAAAGAACTTGGTATTGATAACGTGGTACCAAGTGAAGGATTAATATTCACATATAATGGTAATCCGTATAAATTAACAGGTGCATTTGCTCCGGTAAATCAAATTATTGGAACAATGAAATATGACAGAGCTCCTGAAAAACCAGAGGCTTCATCAACAGAGCCGCAAAAGACCGAAGCACCGCCAGAAAAAGCACAAGACGAACCTGTACAGCCAGAAACTCCCGTACAACCACCTAAACCAATTGCCATCTATCCAGGACGTTTTCAGCCATATCATGCGGGACATCATGTGACGTATGAAGCATTGGTTGAAAAGTTTGGAAGGGAAAACGTGTATGTAGTGAGTTCAGACAAGCAAGATAGTATTACGTCACCATTTGGGTTCAGTGACAAACAGGAAATCATGACAAGTATGTTTGATATTCCAGAAGATCGTATTATTCAAGTAAAAAATCCATACAATCCAATAGAAGTAACAAAAGGATTACCCGAAGGAACTCCTGTAATATTTGCAGTGGGTGAGAAAGATGCGCAACGATTGGGTGGTAAATACTTCCAAAAATATGATCCAAATGAAAAAATGTTAGGGTACAAACAAGCAGGATATGTGTGGATTGGACCCCCACCAAATCTGGAAGTTAATGGAAAAGAAATTAGTGGTACACAACTTCGTGCAGTTATGGGTGATCCAGCTATTACGGATAGAGCAAAACAAGAAATTTTTATTAAAATATATGGTAAGTTTGACAAGAACATTTTTGATAAAGTAGTCAAAAAAACGTCGGATGCAGAAGAGGCACGTAAATTAACGGATATGCACGGTAAACCAGAGAAACCTACCACAGAACCAGAAACTACGCCAAAAAAAGGACGTGGAAAAAAACCTGACGAAAAAGCACTTGGTCGTGCTAAATCTGTACTAGGGCAAAAAGTTCGTAATCCAAAAACGGGTCGGGATATCTTGGTGGCAACTGCATTAAAGTACCCAGAAGATGAACCTGTACGAAAGGCGGCTGAACGTATGGTACAACAAGCAATGGCGGAAAAAAATGAAATATTATCCGAAGGAAAAGCACCAAAAAAACTTAAGGTATATACACACATCCGTGAATATACCGATGAAGATTTGGAATATGAAAAAGACGAATATTTTAATAATGAACGAACATTTGAAGCATTTCCAGATTTAGCAGATTCAGCAGATGAATTAAAAAAATTAATTTCTAATGCGGCAAGTGAAGTACTAGAAGTGGAAGAACTACAAGCATTAGAAAATAGTGATGTTGGGGAGGTCTTACGTGGTGAAAATAAGATGAAAGTATTAAAAAATCTTATTAGTAAAGAAAAAGACGTAAAAGGATTACTTAGTGATATTAAAAATAAGAAGCCGATTGCCATGCCAATTATTATTAAGCACACCAACGGATACTACTTATTGGGGGGAAACACTCGGTTGTCAGTCCTTGCGGCAATTGGACATACAATGCCTGTGAAAGTTTTGGGTCAAGCAAGTCCATATCCATCCCCGTATGTAGTTGGAAAGTCGGGAGACGTAAAAAAGACGGGTAAGAAAAAGACAGGAAACAAAGATTTATTTAAAAAGTTAATGCAGATGCGTATCACTAATCCTGAGACGGGTAATCAAGTCAAAGTGGATACGGCAATGGATTATGATAGATTACATCCTGCTCATAAAGCAGCAATGGCGTTTATTCGTCAACACATGAAAGGAATTTCCAACCGAGCAGGTATACCAAAAAACAGAAATGACTAAGGGGTTATTATGGCAGATCATGAAGCAATTAATAATGTACGACGAAAAATTAATGAAGTAATGAAAAAAACCGACGAACGTATCGTCGTCGGGTGGCGCCCAGAATTGGCAGAAAAACGAAACGAAGGTGATGTGTGGGAAGATTTGGATGGAAAGAAATGGACGATTAAAAATGGTATTAAGCAAAACGTTACGAAACTAGACGGAGCAAAAACGCCATGGTTCTGTCCTATGTGTAGTAAAGCAATGAGTCACCGATTTGATACAAAATTTTGGATGTTACAGGGCAAATGCATGGACTGCGTTATTAAGGAAGAAACAGAAATCCGTCGCCAGGGAAAATGGAAAGAATACGAACGAAAAAAACTTCAACAAAATTATGTTGCTTCACTAAAAGATCATATCAATGAATTACAAGATTATCATGATACGGTAACTGCTCCATCTTTTGTCCACGCGGATGAAGAAAAAATACTCATGATAGAAAAATGGGATGTTGATATAAACAAAATAAAAACGGATCTTCAAAAAGATATTGAAGAGTTAACAAAACACCTCGCAGAGTGTGAAGCGGAGATGATGTATGGACAAAGTGATTGATGCATTTAGAAAATTGATAAAAGATTTTGCCAAGATGCCACAACCAACACAACTAATAGTGGCGTGCGTGTTGGTTGTTGCTGCATTTAGTACTGGTCAATGTAACAGTGATTCCAAACTTAATCAATTTAGACAAGAATTTGCAAAACTACAAAAAGAAGCAAACACGGCAAAACAATTTGCGGATAGCACCAATAATATAGTCATTCGCTTAACAACAGAATCACAGCAAAAAGATAAACAAATTGCATCATTGACGGTCACTATAGATGTTACAAATAAGCAACGATCTATTCTCAAGGGAAGCCTTTCCAGATTAGAGGATAGTTTAGAGGTAACCAAAGACACAGCACAAATGGTAGCAATACAAGAAGGAATTATTTATAACTTAAAAGAACAAGTGTCCAACGCAGAATCGGTTATCGGACAACAAAAAGAAGTTATAACGGCACAACAATTTAAAATCACCAAGTTAGACAGTGCCGTAGCAATTGCAACACAGCGTGGCGATAGTTTACAAACAGTTGTTACTAAATTGATTACTATGCCAAAACCACCACGTCAATGGATTAGTAAGAAGACCGCTGGTATGATTTCATTTGCAGCAGGTGTCATTATTGGAGATCGGTTGGCAGGGAGATGAGATGTCGCAAGATTTAAAAGAAATTATTAAACAAGAATACAAAAAATGTGCAACCAATCCTGCATATTTTTTGTCTAAGTATTCTTACATTCAACATCCAACCCGTGGTCGGATGTTGTTTGATTTGTACCATTACCAAAAAGATGCACTGAAAGATTTTGACAATCATGATTATAATATTGTACTCAAGGGTCGGCAGATTGGTATTTCTACATTGGTTGCTGGATACTCACTGTGGCTCTTGTTATTTCACCGAGACAAAAATATTCTCGTTATTGCCACCAAACAAGAAACTGCAAAGAACTTGGTAACGAAAGTACGATTCATGCATCAAAATCTTCCTGTGTGGCTACGGGGAAGTGTAACTACTGATAATAAACTCTCCTTACAGTTCGCAAACGGATCACAAATTAAAGCAGTGGCAAGTAGTAAAGATGCGGGTCGTTCTGAGGCACTGTCTCTCCTTATTCTTGACGAGGCCGCATTCATTGACGATGCAGAAATTATTTGGACAGCTGCATCCAGTACGTTATCTACGGGTGGTAAAGCCATTCTTTTATCCACCCCAAATGGCATTGGTAATTTTTTTCATAAGATGTGGCAACAAGCAGAAAATAAATCAAATGGATTTAATCCCATTCTCCTAGATTGGCGGGTCCATCCAGAACGTGATCAAGCATGGCGTGATCGTCAAACAGAATTAATGGGTGAAATGGAAGCATCTCAAGAACACGATGCATCCTTTATTTTCTCGGGTAACACAGTTATACCGCCGGATATTATTGAGTTTTATAAAAAGACTTATGTGCAAGAACCCATCTCCAAACAAGGATTTGATGGGAACTTATGGATCTGGGAATATCCGTTGGCTGGAAAATCGTATGTAGTATGTGCTGACGTTGCACGAGGTGACGGCGAAGATTATTCTACTTTCCATGTTATTGACGTTGAAAAATCTGTACAAGTTGCCGAATACAAAGGAAAGGTGGAAACAAAACAATTCGGTAATATGTTGGTATCTATCGCCACAGAATACAATGATGCACTATTAATACCTGATAATAGTTCTATTGGATGGAACTGTATTCAACAAATTATTGATCGGGGATACAGAAATCTTTTTTACATGTCACGAGATTTACAATATGTAGACGTAGAACATCAGGTAACGGGTAGATATGCTCGTGATGAACGAAACATGGTACCAGGCTTCATGATTTCCCAACGCACTCGTCCATTAATCATCGCTCGACTAAAAGAATATATGTTGGATAACTCGTTTACAATTCGGTCTGGACGGATGATTGCTGAACTAGAAACATTTATTTGGAAAAACGGTCGTCCAGAAGCATTGCAGGGATATAATGACGATTTAGTGTTGGCGTTGTGTATTGGACTATGGGTTCGTGATACAGCCTTACGATTACGAATGGAAGGAATAGAATTGACAAAAATGGCGTTGGATAAAACATCGTATAACACTGTTCCCTTCGTACAACGTGGTGGATTACAAGAAAATCCCTATGAAATGCCCATCGGTGACGACCGGACAGAAAATATCAGTTGGTTGATTGGATAATTTTGTAGTATTAGGAAACAGAGTTATATTTATATATTGATATACTTTATCTACTCTACGGAGATTTGTATGAAACGTAGTGAATTAGAAGAAATTATTATGGAAGAAATTTATAAGACACTGCACGAAGAACGTCTTATGAACGAACATGTACTTGACGAAAAATCCGTTCCAGAACCATATGATAGAAAAAATCGTCGTAGAATGAATAGATCACAAATTCTTCGTAGAGACAAGATAGGAAAAGCTATGAAGAAAAATAAAAAAATTGTTGCAAAATTTAAAAAGCAATATGGTAGTGAATGGATAGATTATTTATGGGCAACCGCAACGCATAACGCCATTAAGGGCGGAGAATAAATATGATTAGAATGATGGGATTAGTGGACTTACGTCCTATAAAAACATTACGAAGTACCGTAGATATTGAAGAAGCGTTGGATCCGGTTGGAAAAGAAGATAGTGATGTTGATAATGATGGAGATACGGATAAGTCAGACGAATATTTAAAGAATCGTCGTGATGCAATTTCCAAGAACGTTGACGAAGATTCTGCCCGTAACCAACTAATGGCAACGATAGTGAAGTGGAAGGGCGAAGATGGAAAAGATCATGAAGCAACATTAAAATCCATCTACGGTAGCCCACAAACGTATCCAAAGGGATCTCCAGCTCGTCGTGCAGCAGACCAAATTTACGCACGTGCCAAGAATCCACAACAAGCACGTCCAGCACGAACATTTGCACCACCAAGAAAGTCCAGTAAATATAATTTTAGACCTGGTACAGATGACGAGTTTGAATATGAAAGAGACAAACGTGGTTTGTGGGGTGCTGATCTTGACGAAACGATTACTGAAGACGATAATCCACAGCCATCTAATGACCATGAAGTGTCGATGGCAAACAATTCATTAGATATTATTATTCAAAGTGCTAATGAATTAAAAACTAAATTAGGACAAGAAGAAAAAGATATTCCTGCGTGGATTCAAGATCATATCACAAATGCCGCTAATTTCATTCAACAAGCAGCAAATAATTATCACGAGTACAATACGCCTGACCAACCACAACCTGATCAACTGGAACAAGAACCAATGAACGAAAAGGCTCCAGAAGGTTGGGAAGGTACTGTCAAGGCAATGAAAAAACATAAAGAAATTGACAACCCTTGGGCACTTGCATATTACATGAAGTCCAAGGGATATAAATCCCACAAGAGCGAATAATATGGAACAGATTGCAAAGTTTCTTGGCACTTTGATGTCAAGTCGGACTCAGGCACACATCTTTCATCTTCAAACTCCATCATTTGCTGCACATAAAGCGTTAGATGATTATTATAGTCAAATTACTGACTTGATTGATTCGTATGCAGAAATGGCACAAGGTCGGTACGGGATTATTCGTGGATACGTCATGCAAGGTCAAATTTTTGAAGACGACACGGCAATTAAATATTTTGGCGGTTTGCAGAAGTTTGTGGACGGTATTCGCGGTTCTCTTCCACAAGACGGTGAATTGAATAATACCGTAGATGAAATTTCAGGATTGATATCCAGTACATTATATAAACTTAAATTCCTCAAGTAAAATGAAATACAAAGAATTTTACGAAGATATCTGTCGGTGTGATGAAGGATGTGGATGCGAAGAAACTACCAATGAATACACGGGTGATACGTTTAGTGCCCCCCAACCAGATTTTGATACGTATTCAACACACAATCCCGACCCACATAAAAAGAAAATTGAAGAGTTGGTAGCATTATTAGAAAAGAATGTTCCAACAAGTCCTGATAAATGGGCAAAAGCAAAAGCCGCAGCTCGTGCTAAATTCAAAGTGTACCCTTCCGCTTACGCCAATCTCTGGGCAGCTAAGAAATATAAAAGTATGGGTGGTGGATGGAAGAAAGGAAAGAAGTGATTAAATTAGTTGATATTATTTTGGAAAAGTGGACAAAGAAATATAAAAAGTCCATTAATTGCAGCAGTCCCAAAGGGTTTTCCCAACGAGCTCATTGCGCTGGTCGTAAAAAACGGAAGCGTGGGGGCACAACAAAATCCAAATCTGTATGATTAGTCTCACTGAATTGTTGGAAGACGTAGTAGAAGAACTTGACGAAAAATATAAAACCAAGGGTAACTTGGGCAAATGGCTTCGTCAAAAATGGGTGGATATTTCTCGTAAAGATAAAAGTGGGAAGCATCCACCGTGTGGCGCATCTGCGGGTAAAAAGGAACGGAAGGGTGGTTCTGCGAAATATCCGAAATGTCGTCCAGCTCGTTCAGCGGCAGCAATGAGCAAGGGTGAAAAACGATCAGCAGTTGTTCGTAAACGTAAAGCGGGAAATCCTGGCGGGAAACCTACGATGGTCGCAACATATAAAAAGAGTTAATACTATGGATAATATTAATGAAGCTTGTTGGGAAGGATATAAGCAGGTGGGAATGAAAGAAAAGGGTGGTAAGATGGTTCCCAATTGTGTCCCCTTAGACGAAAGTTGTATATATGACGGTGAATTTTGTCCTGCATGTCTTGCCAAGTATATCTTAGAAAACAAAAAAGCAGGATACTTAGAAGAAGCCGAATACCAAGGACGCAAGGTTCCTTTAGGTAAACCAATGCGCGGCGATGTAAAAAAATTCAAAGTATTTGTCAAAGACCCCTCGACAGGCAATGTCAAAAAGGTTAATTTTGGCGATAAGACTATGAGAATTAAAAAGTCTAATCCTGCTCGTCGCAAGTCATTCAGAGCACGTCACAATTGTTCTAATCCTGGTCCACGAACAAAAGCAAGATTTTGGTCGTGCAAAAAATGGTAAACTACTATGAATGATCTAACACTAACACAACTTATACAAGAAATTCTTGACGAAGAATCAGAAACGGCCAAAAAAGCAAAAGCTATGGGATTGACCTACATGAAATTTGGTCGTTGGGGCAAGGACGGTAAAGTTACCCACACAACACAAAACGGAGTTCTGACTCCTGCAAAAACAAACGCCGTAGGTACTAATCCTACCGCAGGTACGACGACACCTACGCCAATGAATAAAGTTCAGACCCCAGCAACTTCTCAACAACCAACTATAAAATCTCCGGGGTCGTTTAAAAAAGATGCCGGACAATCAATGTATAACGCAACATATCGTAGTATTTCTGCGGCAGGACTAGGTAATAAAGATGCCTTTGACAAGGGATATGTCCCATTGACTGTTAAATCAGCAAGTCCTAAAAGTTGGTCTAGAGGTGATGGAGCACGACATAAAGATTGGATAACCGTGGAGCCCAACAGTGAGTGGCAACAATTTGACTCGGCAAAGGAAAAAGATCCCCAAGTAGTACAAAAGTCTCTACAACAATATATTGATTCTACGGGTGCCAAGAAAATCGGTCAAATTAAAGGTCAGTTTGGTTCTTCCGCACACAATGATGTATATAAGTTGGGATCAACGTTGTTTGTTAATCGTGGAGATAGAGTAGAAGTGGGAAGCACGGGTAGATTAAAAAATAAGGATGTGTGGGGGTTTAAAAAATAATATGATACGTCTCCGTGATTTATTGACCGAAGCAGAGACTAAAAAAGACACTCCCTACATGAGTGGGGATACTTATATTAGTAAGGAAGAAGCAAAGCGTATCTATGATTATATGGAATATGACTTTGACTTCAACCAATTTGTTTTGGGCATGAACACGGAATTAGAACACCAAGATGTAACGGACGGGAGTTTAGTAAAAACAGCAATGATAGCTGCTGCTCATTTACGGGAAGTTCCAGACTATTACACGAAATTAAAACAACACGTAGAAAAACAAAAAGTTTCCGAAGATGGTGCTCCAACGGGAGGAATCGGATTAAGTCTTCCCGGCGGTTATATTAATGGAGCACCAAAACCCAAAGATGTCAAAAAGATGCGGAAGCATCTCAATAAGGAGAAAGATCAATGATTCGTCTAAAAGATCCATCGTCGGGAAATGTCAAGAAAGTCAATTTTGGTGATCCGAATATGAGAATTAAAAAGTCTAATCCAGCTCGTCGGAAGTCATTTAGAGCACGTCATAATTGTGCAAACCCTGGTCCACGCACAAAAGCTCGTTATTGGAGTTGCAGAAAATGGTAAATTTAACATCGTTATTACTATCGGAAGACGTGGGTGAAGAAGCCAAAAAACGTAATCTTCACCATATAGGTTGGGGACGTTACGCTGATGCTTCTGGTAAACTTGTAGCCAAAAGTGTGGATGGTAAACTAGTGGATGTCCCAAAGGATGAACTTGACCCTGAAGTAGACCAACCAACTAGAGACATTGAAGGTTTACCTAACGAAAAACGTCCGGGTGCATGGAAAAACTGGAAACCAAAATTATCTACTACTGACGATGAATTACGTCAGTACAATTACGCAAGTAGAGCAATTAGAGCAATTGGCCCCGTGATGGGTTCTGAACGAGAGATAAAACATAGAAAACTTCCTCCTGGCGAAGTGACATATGAAAAAGGAGCGGGTAATCCATACGTGGCCAGAAATCCAGATGGAAAATTAGCATCATTTTCACACGACACATTTGCAGCCGCATTTGCAAACGGGAAATCATTGAAAGGATATGATTTTGTAAAAGATTATGATGGTTCTATGAAAAAATTATCAAAGGAACTAAAACCTACGCTTGATAAACTAAAGTCAGCTGAAACTGGTACCAATGATAAAGGTAAGATAAAATCTTTTTTAAGAGATTTAGTTACCGCATTTGTTTTAGGTACGCGCCGGGGCCGTAAAGGTTCCCGAGCGTCAAGTTCTGGAGGTAGCGGATTCGGCGGCGGAGGCGGGTTCAGTGGCGGCGGCGGGGGTTCATCGTTCTAACATGATTTTACTTCGTGATTTATTGACCGAGGCCGATACCAAAAAAGACACTCCGTATGTGAGTGGGGATACTTATATTAGTACGGATGAAGCAAAACGTATCTATGATTATATGGGATATGATTTTGACTTCAACCAATTTGTTTTGGGTATGAATGTAGAACTGGAACACCAAGATGTGACGGACGGGAGTTTAATCAAAACTGCGATGATTTCCGCCGCACATCTCCGAGAGGTTCCTGATTATTATACAAAGTTGAAACAATATGTGGAGAAATAAAATGATTCGTCTTACCGATTTATTGATGGAAAACGCAGAACGTCGGGTCAACTTGATGAAAATTCAAGCCATCATGGAAAAATTGTACCCAGAACTAACAGATACCCAATCAAAAAAACTTATGGAATTGTGCACAGAAGTTCATATGATGGCTTCCCAAATGAATACCATCCCCTATATTAGAACAGAGAGTAGTTTAGTTGAATGGACCATTTTAGCTGCAGCATTTAAGGCAAAAGTCACTGAATTAAAAGAAGAAGTAGTCAAAGTATGTGAAGATAAAAAAATTGATTCGGCGACTGTAGTAAAAGCACTTGACGAAGTATTAACATATTAAGTGAGGTTTTATGGCAGACACTAGTGTTTTCGGAAGACTTAAAAAACTTTTTTCTACTAACACCATTGTAAGAAACGTTGGAGGAAAAAAATTAAGAATTGCCGATACTGATCAAATCCAATCATTTGTCAATCGTCGTGGTGTAGACCGATATCATCGTGTATACCAGTCAGGCACTGGCGGGTATGGGTCACACCACGGTCGTTATGAAGCAGCTGCGGCGTTTCAAGGGGCTAGACTTCAACTGTTCCGTGATTATGACATGATGGATAATGATCCTATTGTCGCCTCTATCTTAGATATTTACGCAGACGAAAGTACGGTAAAGGACGAATTTAGTCGTATTTTGACAATTAAAACCGACGACACACAAATTCAAGAAATTCTTCATAACCTATTTTACGATATTCTGAACGTCGAGTTCAATCTTTGGCCGTGGATTCGTAACATGGCAAAGTATGGGGATTTCTTCTTGTACTTGGACATTGATCCAGAATACGGAATTGTGAACGCCATTCCACTCTCCGTGTATGAAACGATTCGTGTAGAAGGTGAAGAACCTGGTAATCCTTTTTCCGTTAGATTTACTATTCAAAATGATTTCTTAGCTCTCGGAAAAACAGAATTTGATAATTATGAAATTGCCCATTTCCGTTTATTAGCCGATACTAACTTCCTTCCATATGGCAAAGCAATGATTGAAGGCGGTCGTCGTGTATGGAAACAACTTCAACTCATGGAAGATGCAATGTTAATTCATCGTATCATGAGAGCACCAGACAAACGGAAGTTCAAGATTGATATCGGAAATATTCCACCCGCTGAAGTGGAAACTTACATGCAACGGATTATTGACCGAATGAAGAAGATTCCGTTAGTGGATCCAAAGACGGGCGATTACAATCTCCGTTATAACATGATGAATATTACGGAAGATTTCTACCTCCCGGTACGTGGTAAGGACAGTGGGACAGAAATTGAAACCATGCAAGGTCTGCAATTTAATGCTATTGAAGATATTGAATATCTCCGTAAGAAACTCCTTGCTGCATTCAAAGTACCGAAGTCATTTATTGGATACGAAGAAGATATTAACGGTAAAGCAACGTTAGCGGCACAAGATGTTCGTTTTGCTCGTACGATTGAACGTATCCAACGGATTATGATTTCGGAACTCACGAAGATTGCTATTATCCATCTATATGTTCAAGGGTTCACGGACGAAAAACTCATCAATTTTGAATTATCGTTGACCAATCCATCCACGCTGTACGAACAAGAAAAGATTAATATCTGGAAAGAAAAGTTTGCTCTTGCCAAGGATATGACCGGTGGTCAAGCAGTTCTTCTCTCACAAGACTGGGTATATAATAATATCCTGGAAATGTCCGATGAAGAAATTGTGAAGGAACGTGAAAAGATCATGGAAGACATGAAACGTCAACAGGAACAACAGGCGGCAATGCAACCTCCAATGCCGGGGCAACCTGGAATGGACGGAGGAATGCCACCGGAAGGAGCTGAACTTCCTCCCGAAGAAACTCCGTCTGAAGAACAACCGCCAGAAGGAGACGGAGAACAACAAATTGATGACGTAGATCAAATCCTTTCTAGTCTAGAAGATATGGAAGATGATGAATCTGAATTGGAAGAAATGTTGATGAAAAACAAAGGAGGTCGTCCCCGTGAAGGATTAAAGTTTGGAACCGACAAACATCCGTTGGGACGTGATCCATTGGGACATAAAGAAAATAAAAAAGCCATGAAAAGAACACTTTCTGCTGAAACTAAGACATTTTTGGACGTACTACAGAAAAAAGGAGTGAGTAAATACAGACAAATGATCTCCGAAAATATTCTAAGTGATGAAAAATTAGAAGGTTAATGATGTTTCAAGATATTTACTTATATATGGTGGTTGTTTACTCGTCTAATACGGATAACATATGAACATCAAACATAATAAACTACGTAATACAGGCATTCTTTTTGAACTATTGGTAAGAAAAGTAGCCTCAGATGTCCTTGATAATAAATCTGACAGCTTTGCGGTTAGACTTATGCGAGAACATTTTCATTCAAAATCGGAACTTGGAAAAGAACTCCAATTATACCGTTCGTTTTTTAACGCCACTAAATTATCAGAAACAAAAGCACTTGATATGTTAGATTTAGTATTGGCAAAACGTAAAACATTAAATGAAAAAATGTTGGACGTACAAAAATTCTTGTTAATTAAAGAAATCAAACAACACTGTGACTTAAAGCAATTTATGTCAGGACGAGTTCCTTCGTATAAAGTGTATGCGTCCGTATATAAACTATTTGAATCCATGACCCGTGCTGATTCTGACCCATCTATGTTTATGCAAATAGACGAAATGGTGAACGCACGGTTTGTTGTTGTGGAGCACTTAAAGGGTGAAATTAAAGAAGAAAAGATTGTCAAGGAAAGTAACTATTCGGAGGCATTAAAAGAGCAACCAGAAGAAATTCGGTATCTTTCATACAAATTCTTATTAGAACGATTTAACGAAAAATATAGTAATTTCAGTGATAAGCAGAAAGCATTATTACGTGAATATATTAATAACGGGACTGACCTTGAAAAGTTCGGTACGTACGTTGTTCAAGAAGCAAAAGAATTAACTCAACGAATCAAGAAAAATTCCCATAAAATTAAAAATGACGTTACGAGAATTAAAATAAATGAAGTCACTTCTCAATTACAAAATATTCAAACAAAAACCGCAATAAAAGACAATTATATTACTGCGTTATTAATTGCCTACGAAATTTCACATCAACTTGATTCGTTGAGTTAATATATGAATAGAGAAGAAAAACTTCGTGAAATGATTCGGGAATTAATTGAACAAGAATTGAATGAAATCAGTACCACTGCTGGTGTTGCGGGATATTTAACACCTAAAGCATTTGTTGGTGATAAGAAAGCAAATACTGATCACATCAAACAAATGGCCAAACGTATTGGATATACATTAACTAAGCGTGGCGCAGAAGCTACGGGCAAAGGTGATAAGTTAAACGAAAATTATTATACTTACCGTAACGATCCCAATAAACTTCCACATCAAAAGATTGGAGAAGCCATTTCCGCAATTAATAAACAATTAAAGTTAATGGAAAAGGCGTTACATTACAACACACGTTTAAAAAACGAATATGGTATCAGTAACGAATCGTTGTGGAAACGAACACAACATCAAATGACTAAATTAGAAGCACGACTCATGGAAATGGCTCGTCGCCTTCGTGAGATGCGAGGATAATATGGGACTTCTCTGTGAATATACCGAATTACATTATGACCGTAACATTCTAACGGAAGCGTTAGATGGAAGTAAACCTTTCATCCTAAAAAACGTCGTATTACAACGGGCTAATGCAAAAAATCAAAATGGTCGTGTGTATCCAAAAGAAGTATTGATGCGTGAGGCAGCAGTTTACAAGAAAAACTTCGTAGATAGTCGTCGTGCATTAGGTGAACTGGACCATCCTGAAAGTCCCGTCGTCAACCTCAAGAATGTGTGCTGTAACGTGGTGGGGTTGTGGACGGACGGTGATGATGTTAAAGGCGACATTGAAATTTTGACCACACCAACCGGTAATATTGTACGGGAACTCATCAAGAACAATATTCGTCTCGGAGTATCATCCAGAGGTATGGGATCGGTGCGCCAAATGGGAGAAAATACGGTAGAAGTTCAAGAAGATTTCTCACTAATTTGCTTTGATATTGTAAGTAATCCCTCAACAATTGGGGCATTCATTAACGAAAATGTACAGTCTAAGATTGTTACACCATATGATGCAATTGATAAATTGGTTCACGATTTCTTAAGCGAAGTTAAATAAGGAGAATTATATGTTACTATTATCGGTAGTTCTTGTCGTTGCATGTGTTATTGCATGGTTTGTCATTAAAGATATGAATCAACCACTGGCAGATAAACTTGCAACTGCTGCAAAGAAAGTAGAAGATAAAGTTGAAACGGTAGTTGAAAAAGTTGCCGATGTCAATAAAGACGGAGTAGTCACTGTTGCCGACGCTAAAATTGTCGCTAAAAAGACAAAGAAGGTAGCAAAGACGGTAGTAGAAAAGGTTAAGAAGACACGTGGCCGTAAAAAGAAAACGGATTAACACATGCCAGCAGTTAGTAAGCAACAACAAAAACTATTTGGACTAGTTCACGCGTATCAGATGGGAAAAGTTTCTTCTGATAAAGTGAACGATAAAATTAAAAAAATTGCCAAGAGTATCTCACCAGAGGACGCAAAAAAGTTTGCGTCTTCTCGTGTTAGTATTGATGAAGTAAAAAAAGTATTTAATTCACCAACATATGTTCACGAAACATTACAAGAAATTGTGAATACGAAAACGCCAACCTATGTGAAGGGAGAATTGGTAGATACATTTACTGCACAAATGCTTACAACTGTACTCAAGAAGTTAAATGAACATAATAAAACTATGTTGTTACAAAAGCCACTGACTGAAATGGTGGCAATTTCATATAAAATATTAACGTATTAAGGGGGTTACATGTACGTAAAGGTCAATGAAGGAAAGGATGAATTAGGAAAGGCATTAAAACAGTTTACTAAAATGGTAAAAAAGTCAGAGTTAATACAAGAACTCAGAAATCGTGAACATTTCTTAAAACCCTCTAAGAAGCGTATTTTTAAACGCCAAGAAGCATTACGCCGCAGAAAACGTGAAGAAAGACGAGCGGCACGACAAAAACATTACGATAATTGATATTTTAAAAATCCAACTATATATTTATAATAGTAAAACACTAATTTTTTAATATTGGTGGTATTTTATTACATTTTAATAACAGATCCTAATATCTGTTTCTAATCCTTATAGGAGTAACATAATATGGCACAAATTACCAACAAGCTTTTAAAAGAAGCCATTGCCGACGCAGAAGCAGTTCGTGAAACTGCTGTTGCGAACGCAAAGCTCGTTTTAGAAGAAGCAATTACACCACAAATTCGTGATATGATTGCCCGTCGTCTTCGTGTTGAAGCAATGGAAGGCGAGGAAGAAAAGGAAGAAGTGAAAGAAGAATCAGTAAAAGAACTTCCACACCAAGACGCTGAGGCAGAAGGAGGTGCAGACTTCCCAGCCGATTCATCAACAGTTGGCGCTTCCGATAACAAGGAACCATCTGATGATGCATTTGACACATCGGCAATTGGCGACGGTGGTGAAAATAAAGAAGATAGTCACACGGATTGGTACGATGATTGGTCCGAAAGTGATTTTGACCTTGACGAAGTAATCAAGGAATTAGAAGAAGATATTGCACGTCTTTCAGAAGCAGAACACGAAGACGAAGCAGAAGAGAAGGAAGAAGCTCCAGAAGCTGAAAAGGCTCCAGAAGCAGAGGAAGAAATGAAGAAGGAAGGATGGAAGAAAAATGAAGTTTCACACGAAACTCAAGATGCAGATCCATCAAAGTTTGCCAAAGCACCAGTCGTTGAAGACGATATGGAAGCTGGTGAAGAAGGTGAAGAAGAACTTGATCTTGAAGCAATTCTTGCAGAACTTGAAGCCGACGAAGACGAAATGGGCGCAAAGCCAGATGCTCATGACGCCAAAAAAGCAATGGCTGCTAAACTTGCGGGACTCAAGAACGAATTGGCACAATATCGGGAAGCAGTCAATATTCTCCGAGGCCGTTTACAAGAAGTTAACTTATTAAATGCTAAGTTACTCTTCACAAACAAGATGTTCCGTAAGGACTCTTTGACCAACGAACAAAAGATTCGCATTGTGGAATCATTTGATCGTGCAACAACGGTTCGTGAAGTGAAGTTAGTATACACAGCATTAGTTGAAAATCTTGCAACAGCAGCAAAGACGTTCAACACATCACGCAAGAAAGTTGTTACCGAAGGATTAGCCTCTAAGGCAACTCCAACAACGGCACCAAAGAAAGAAGTTATCGTTGAAAATACGGTAGCTCGTCGTTTACAAGAACTCGCAGGAATTATCTAATATTATAGGAGATTTACCATTATGTCAGATGTACAAGAATTTATCAACGAAGCAGGTAGTGCACATAAGCACGTCATTGATCAAACCCGCAAATTAGCAGGTAAGTGGGAACGTTCAGGTCTTTTGGAAGGGTTGAAGGGATATGATCGTCAAGGTATGGCGGTTATGTTGGAAAACCAAGCAACGCAACTTCTCCAAGAAAACAGTAAGACAAACTCAGCCGGAACAAGTGGTGAACAATGGGCAGGTGTTGCACTTCCATTAGTTCGTAAGGTTTTCGGAAGCATTGCAAGTAAGAACTTCGTCTCAGTTCAACCAATGAACCTCCCAGCCGGACTTGTTTTCTACATGGATTTCAAGTATGGCAACACACGTAACGGACAAACGTCTGCTACATCACTCTATGGAACAGCTGCAAGTTCAACGTGGGGTGGATTTGGAAACACGGATGCGGGTGGTTTGTATGGTGCAGGACGGTTTGGATACTCCATTAACAACGCAACAACAAGTTCACTTGCAGTAACTTCAGCATCGGTTTCATTTGCTGATGTAAATTTCAACGATACATACGTTGCAACCGGTTCATTGAAGAAATACACAGTAAGTGCAGGTGTATTACCAAATGCTGATTGGTTAGCAGTACGTACATTCGTACCAAGTGGTTCAGGAATTGATTTTGGTGCATTGGTTCTTCCTGAATTTACCAAGTATGATGGAACAAACGTAACCTTCATCGTCAATAGTTCATTCGGTGGTGTTGCCCCTCTCCAAGCAGTAACATGGGTCAAGCAACCAACCGATACAACACGTGGTGATTTTGAAGATCGTGATGGTTCAACTGATTTGAACATTCCACAAATTGATTTGGAACTCAAGAGTGAAACCATCGTTGCCAAGACACGTAAGTTGAAGGCGGTATGGTCACCAGAACTTGCACAAGACTTGAATGCATACCACTCAGTTGATGCAGAAGCAGAATTGACCAGTATGTTGTCAGACTATGTTGCAACAGAAATTGACCTTGAAATTCTTGACATGTTGA